GCCACTGGTGCCCGCAACCGATGCCCAGGCCCGAAGGCCGTTTGGCAGAATGATGTAGTCACCCACCGCATAGGCGGCATTGGCCTGCCACAGACCCCGGTTGTTGGTCCCGGAAACTGAAGACACCACTGCCGTTGCCGGTGCGGTCGTGACCTTGAGACCAATCGACCGATCAACTGGCTTGGGCTGAACGGCAAAGGCCGAACGCGCCGTAGCGCGAGCAGCGCCTGCGGCCTGACCCGTGGTGGCTCCTGCAAAAAGCTGATTGCTCACGGTGCGATTGGCGTCCTTAAGGCCGACCGGACCCGACATCAGGCCGACGTCATACGCCAGCGCCGGGGTCGCGTTGGAATCAAGGTCATCCGCATCCAGCATGGCATCCACGATGACGCAATCGGCCGGAAGGACGGCCAATTCGATGATGTCGCCTACTGCGAGCGCTTCCTTGATCGGAACGACCACCCGCATGGAGACGACGCAAGGACCGGCTTCGATCCGGGCAGGCTGACGACGCAGCACAACATCTGACTGTTTGAGAGACATGAGGTTTTCCTCTTGATAAAGGGTTTAAGACCATGCCCGGACAGGCGTCCGGGCACTCAGGGTCATTAAGGCTTAAAGGCCCGCGTTGGACGGATCGCCAATGGCGGAGTCAATGGCAATCACGCCAAAGTCCAGCGAACCGTAGCTGTCGGTCTTGAAGCTGGTCTTCTTGACGCCGAAAATCGAAGAGGTCGTGATGACCGCCTGATTTCCGTTGTCGCGGGTTTCTTCGTGCCAGTCGAAACGAAGGTCGGTGCCCGGCGAACCGAACGCTACGACGCCTGCCTGACGGCCCATGAACAGCGCACGAGCGGCCTGCACATTGCCTGCCGAACCGTAGTCGCTGAAGCGGATCGCTGCCTTGTGCTTGTGAAGCACCACGTTGTTGTACATGCCGAGCGCACCCTTGAAGATCGGGTTGTTACGCCCTTCTGCCGTGGTGGCCGCCTTCTGGATGTCGAGCCATTGACCCGTTGCCGCATTGGTACGAATCGCAAACTCCTGGAACGGGTGCATCACGCAAACGTAATGCTCTTCGCCTTCGATCATGCAAGGCTCAATCGCCGGAATGCCGGTTGAACCGCCGCCCATGACGCTGGCGCGAGCCACCGCCTGATCGATGGTGTCGAGCGTCAGCGCATCACCGCCTTTGCCGTTGGTAGTTGCCGTCAGGGTGGCCTTGGTTTTTCCGCCCTGAATGATCTGGTGGTACGCATCGGGAGCGACCAGCGGATTGCTGGCAAAGCCGCCGTAGTTCAGCGGGAAGGTGTAATCCGCGTTGACGCCTCGCGCCCCAGACAGGTACTGGAAGAACAGTTCGTCGAAAACGCGAGCCCACCATTCTGACTGACGCGCCCGAGCCACCTTGCGAAGGTCATGGATGGTGCGTTTGCGGGTCATCTTGCCGCCCGTGTTAACACCGCCACGCGCCTGATCGATGTAGAGCGAGTCGGTGTAGAACTTCAGATCCTCTTCGTTGCCTTCAAGGATTCGGTCTCCTTCAACCGGCTGCATGCGAAGCTGCATCACCAGGTCATAGCTGATGGAGTCGCCCGCATCGTTTTCAAGGTGCGGCAGGGTCTGGATCGGGGTCTGAGCTTCGACGCCGGTGCCCATGAACTTCTTGTTGAAGTAGCTGGAGCGGCCAACATCGACGGCCAGGAAGGCGGAATACTTGCGTACGGCCTTCGGATCGTTCAATCCGATAATGGTTCTAGACATGAGTCATCCTCTTTTGCTGAGAGGCACTCATGCGCCTTTGGGGTAAACCTGTCGTGCGCTCATGCGCCCGGCAGGGGGTAAAAGTCAGGTTTATTCGTCGCCGTCGTTATCGCTGACCGTATTTGCAACGGTGGCGTAATCTTTCAGCTTTTTTTCGGCCAGTTTTTTGACGGCGGCCAGACGCTTCTTGTCGCGCTTGATTTCCCGCCAGCGAATGTAGGTATCGAGATCCGACTGGGCGCGCCAATCGTTTGCTTCGTCAATGGCGGCTACGGCTTTGTTTTTTGCCATGGTGTTATCCCTGTTTGGTTCCTTGTTGAGCCAGTTTGTGACCGCCCTGATTTTTGTTGGGGCGTTCGATGACCACTGATTCATCGGCCATGACGGCAAGACGGGCCTGCGTTCCTGATTTCGATTCCAGCTTGATGGCAGCCGGTCCTGAAACCTGAATGGTCTGTCCTACCTTCAGGTCGATGGTCAGTGTTTTGAGCGCCATGTCAGCCCTGGAGGTAACGGTCCTGCTGTTCTGGCGTCATCTTGGCCAGCGCCCGCTCCAATGCCAGACCGCTCAGGTTATCGAGATGCGAGAACTCGCTTTCCTGATCGTTTTCGGCTCCGGCTTCCGGGAGGTTGGCCAGGGTTTTAGGTGGAGTTCCCGTTTTGTTGCGACGAGCGGCAACCGCTTCATCGACCATGGCGCGACGATCCGCTGCCGTGGGGGCAGGCTGCGCTTCGGGTTTTCCCAGTTTGAACCGGGCCTTGACCATTTCATGGGCTTCTTCCAGAAACCAACGGGCCGACTTGCCGTCATTGTCTTGATCGTTACCAAGATAACGAACGCACTTATCCCATTCGGCGGCCAGACGAGCGTCCTTGTCATAATCGACGCCATCGGATTTCAGTGCTTCGCGCTTGAAGCTTCGGATTTCCCGCGTCCACCATTCCTGTTCATACGCCTCATTCATGCGTTGAACGGCCTTGGCTTCAGCCCGGTCGGCCTTGAGGTCTGAAATCTGATCTTCCAGTTCGCGAATCTTGGCGCGATGCTCGGTGTAGCTGAGTTCCGATTCGCCCTGTTCGTAATCGGCTTCCAGCTTGGCGCGTTCGGTAATCAGGGTTTCGATGCCCTGTTCGATTTTGGCGATGTCAGGCACCGCCACCGCAAAGCTGGGGGTGGGGCTATCGTCTTCACTGGCTGTTGATGCCGTTTCGGGGGCCGCTTCTGCGCCCTGTTCCTGGCCCTGATTGGAGCCCTCCCCTTCACCAGTTCTCGTGGCCGCGCCGGAATCGTCTGACGGATCGACGGGACCGGGGTCCAGATCATCGTCATCGTCATCATCTTCATTGACCAGGCTTTCAAGGTCGGTCGTCAGATCCAGATCCTCATCGGCCAACGCTTCGCGCTCGGCGTCACTTAATCCTTCGTGTTCAATACCCATGCGTATCCTCTCAGGTTAATCCGTAAAAAAACCCGCTGGGGCGGGTTCTGTGGGGGTTGGTGACGGGGTTTGCCGGGCCGCTCGTCCACGGGCTTCGATCAGTTGCGTGAGGTGTGTCACCTGTTGGCTCAGCATTCGAATCGCATCCTCGCCCCCTTCACGGGCGACATCGGCTTCGGCTTGCGCTTTCTCGGCCTGTGCCTTCTTAAGGGCTGCGGTAGCGGTTTTCTCTTCAAGCTCGGCCTTGGCCATGGCTTCAGCCAGTGCGCTCTGGTTCTGTTGCGTAGCGGCCTGGGCTTCCATTTCCTGTTGCTGCGCCTGTCGCTCCTCATCGCTGAGCTGGGTTTCCGGTTTGGGGAGCCCCAGAAGCTGACGAAGTTCAGCGATGAATTCGTCCCGGTTGGGAATGTCACTCAGTTCCAGAATCTGCGGTAACAGTTTCACGCTGAGTTCAGGCGGAAGCTTGCTGAGCACATTCATTAGTGAATCCAGCATGGCGGATCGCTGGGAAGCATGGAAATCCTGCTCGGACACAATGAAATCCGCCTGTTCGGCAGTGATGTCATTGAGGAAGCGAACACTGCCGTCTTCCTGAAGTTCAGGCTCGTTGATATTGAGCCACTCCAACTGGCCCTTGGCTCCGGTCAGTCGGAGGACGCGAGGTTCGGCAATCCATTGCTCGGCCAGTGACAGCATCTTTTGACCGTGAAGCTGCTTGGCAAACCGAAGATTGTCGAAAATTTCTGCCGTGGTGACGCTGCCCTGCTGTTGGCGGGCTTCGATGGCGACCCCTGAAACCGCATTGGTCTTACGCCCCATCAATTCATCCGTCACCCCACTGGAGGACTGGATGTGCATGTGGTCCCGCTCCATCAATCCCACATGCTCGGAAGCCAGGGCGGCATCGGAACTCAACTGGAATTCAGCCCCGCGCTTGGTGACGATGATCGAATCCGGGCGGGAGACTTCCTGACGCAAGTCCTCAATATCCTGGACCGCGCCATCCTCCATGATGACTCGATTGGTCGAGAGGATCCACAACGCTTTGGAGGCGCGTTTGTTGTAGTCCTCCTGCGGGTCGCGAAGCTGGCGAATGACGCCATAAGGCGCATTATCCCGGCCTCGCCGGAAGCACCAGATGGGCGTCAACGGGAATTTATTGTGCTTGTAGGGGGTTTTCCCGGACCAGAGAATGGCTTTTTCCGTGAAGACACAGACCCGCATTTCCATGGTCATGGTGTCGTAGAGCGACACGGTGCCTTCTCGGGCGGCACGAAGATGTTCTTCGCTGTTTTCGTCATAGATCATGCCGTGAAGCTGACTGGCTCCTCGCATGACTTTCTTGTTGACGGGAACGGTGTACCAGCCCTCCATCAGGCGGACCCGTTTTCTGCGATAGTTCAGGTACGTGGTGTCGGAAATATAAGCGCGACGATCAAACGTCAGCGCCACTGCCGGATCGCCCTGACCGATGACCTGACCGAGATACCAGAACTCTTCGGCTTCTTCATCCAATCCCCCGGTAACGAGGTTGGTAGAACGAATGACCGCCTGCTCGATGATGTCTTTTCGGTCCGGGAACAGGGCCAGGGCAATATCCTTGTCCACCCATTTCCAGCGAAATTGATAGCGGCCATCGCTCAGGTCACGCTCTTTGGCTGATGAGTCGTACAGCACATTGCGCCATGATTCATAAGCGCTATAAACCGGCTCATCCGTCAGATCGCCACGCACACCCCCATCGATCCAGCCCAGCCCACTGATGGCGGCATCTCTAAAGGCCTGACTGATGGCCCAGGGCTCATTATTCACGTCACTGAGATATTTCATCAGCGCGGTTTTGGCTTCAGCCAGATCCCCGCCTTGAGCGTGTCTTGGCAGGATCTTCCAGTCCAGAGGGGTTCGCTTTTGAGTTCCAGTGATCCAGTCCACCACGGGCTTGATCAGGTTAAACACCAAAGGCCATTGCCCGCGCTCATGCAGCGCCTGGACATCGTTGGGATCCCACTGAAGACCGTCATAAAAATCATGATCCAGCGCCATCTGGTAGCGATTGATGGACTGCTTGGTGCGCTCACTGGTGTACCAGTTCATCAGGTTGCGATGAATTTCAATGAATTCCGGCGCGTCCAGGGGGTGCTGATGGTCTTCTTCGATTTCCGGGCGGAAAGGATCGGGGAGACCGTAGGGGTCAGGCTTGGAATAGCTCGTGACGTTTTCAATACCCATCAGTAATTCCTCTTGGCATGGCGCAGGGCATGCTCAATTGATGTGGTCAGATACTTGTGCAGACGAATTACCCCAAAAAGGAGTCGGAGCAAAACGACATAACGCAGGAGCGGAATCCACAGTACTGACATCCAGAGATTCAGAAACAGACTGGACGGAGCCTTGGTCATTCGGCAATTTCCGTTTCAAGGACGGTTTTGCCGCCAAGCTGCAACTCCAGCTCGGCCTTGGCTCGATGCCCATGAGTTGCCGTGGGCGCGGCGGGCGGTTCCGAGGGCATGCGCACGAGGTCTTCCGTGTGGTCCACCAGAAGATCGACGACATCCCGGACGGCTGATTTATCGGTGGGAACAAACCCCAAATGACTGGCGATACTTCCGGCCATTTCGACCGTACTACCCAGCGGGTACCCGGATGATCCAATGAAGTTATGAATTTCGGAAAGCCGGACGGCGACCAGTCCGCGTTTGTCACCCAGCTTTCGCCGGAAAATCATGGCTGGCTCGGTCTCGTTGGAGTCCACCCGATTAGCCCAGTTCAGGAACACTTCGACACTGCCTCGCGCAAATTTATGGGGCGAGAGGTCGAGATTCAGTCGGTAAATGCTCATGGTTCCTGTGATGTGTCGCGGCGCTTACAGCACTTTATGGCTTCGCGGCCTGGATCGTTTAATGCCTTCCCGGCTGACGGCTTGCTGAGGCCTGTAGCCTTGCGCAAACTGTCGAAACGCATCCGCCCCGTTAGAGGCGTGGTTATGCAGGGGTGCGTTACGGAAAACGCCGTTTCGCTCATCCCACTGCTTCTGGTATTCCTCAAGGCAGATGAGCCCTTTGGCGCAGTTTTCCTCATCGATCCAACACGCGGGCAGGATGGCGCGAACCATTTCGATGCCGTCATCGATA